TGAAGAAGAGGCACAAGAAACCGTTAGGGTTCGTTCCGAAGAACAAAAGGAAGCATGTCACTATGAAAAGGTTGGCAAATATTATATTGTCTATAGAACACGTGATAGAAAAGTAATGAAAAATATTAATTATTTTAGACCTAATTTAAAACAATTTTTAAAATAAAATGTACAAAAAATGTTATGCCGAATATAAAAGTTATAATAAATATCTAATTCATTTATGGACTGATAATGATTACACCACTACAGAATGGTCTGCTCCTGCTTACATTGAATGTGATGAAAGTGAAGCAAAGTATAGAGGTTTAAATGATGAACCTTTAAAAAAGATATATAAATGGAAACAGGACATGGATGGTCTTCATTTTCATGATATGTCACCATATCAAAATTTTTTGATTGAAAAATACGGGACAAATGATGAGCTATCAGTAAACCATAAAGAAATATTTTTTGATATTGAGATTGAAATGGGAGATGCTTTAACCCCTGAATATATTCAATCTGCACCTAAGAAAGTAACCTCAATTGCTTGGTATTACAAACAAAAGGATGAATGGAAAATCATAATACTTGATCCAAAACAACAAATACAACCAACTACAAATGAAAATAAAGAAATAATTCCTGTTTATAATGAAGAAGTATTATTATCTAAGTTTCTTTCACACATGAGAGAACTAGACCCAGATATTCTTATAGGTTATAACAGTGATTATTTTGATATACCTTACTTATATTATAGAATTGAAAAAGTATTAGGTAAAGAAATGGTAGAGTATTTATCTCCTATTCAAATAGTAAAAGAAAAACGTAGTTTTAGAACAGGTGAAATATATGATGTTAAACAACCAATTGAAATAGCAGGTGTTGAATCACTTGATTATATGCGTTTACATCAAAAATATAGTTGGGAGGATGAACCAAGTTGGAAATTAGATGCACTAGGAGAAAAATATGCTGGGTTAAATAAAATTGAATATGATGGTTCATTAGATAGATTATTTGAAGAAGATATTGAAAAATTTATAGAGTATAACTTTCGTGATGTAGAAATATTAGTTGAATTAGATAAAAAATTAGAATATTTAGCCCTAACTAAAAACTTATCCCATAAAGGAAAACATAATTATAGTGAAGTATATCACAACACTGTTACCCAAGACGGAGCTATTTCAGCTTATTTATTATCCCAAGACATAATCCCACCAAGAAAAGAACCTAACCCTAAAAAGAAACAAGGATACGCCGGTGGATATTTATTTTGCCCTAAAGCAGGTGTGTATAAATATATGTTTGATGAAGATTTAACTTCATTATATCCTTGTATTATCATGTCTTTAAATATAGGTAAAGAAACAATGGTAGGTAGAATTATTTGTAATGAATTACCTGAAAATTTAAATTATAGACCTTATCAAGACCAGGATGGTATGCCTATACCTTCTCGAAACAATCGTTTAGGGTTAAATGATTTAAAAGAAAAAGATCCTGAAGAAGAACTTATAATAAAAAATGCTAAAGACAAACCTGCCAAAATCAAAGTAGGTAATTTAATTAATTTAATTGAAGATATGGAATTAGCTGTTTCTGCAAATGGTACATTTTTTAGAACAGACAAACAATCAGTACTTTCAATTATTTTAAATAAATGGTTTGATGAAAGAGTAAAATATAAAAACCAAATGAAAAAAGCATATAAAGCTGGTAATTCGGAATTAGGTGCTTCTTTTCATTTAAAACAATATACAATGAAAATTTTGTTAAATAGTTTGTATGGTGCAACCGCCTTACCTACATTTAGATATGCTATGAATGAAGCAATTTTAAGTGAAGCAATTACTTTAAGTGGGTGGAGAATTATACAAGAAAGTGCTTTAACAGCAAACAGACATATTAATAAATTAATAAAAAATAATAATGACTCTTACTCCACAATCGATTAGAAAAGGTATTCAAATTAAATTTAATGGGAATATAGTTGATAAAGATGTTATTTTAGAAACAAGTAAAAACTGGACAGAAAAACAAATATCAATATTTAAAAAATTCCTTAAACAAGGGGGAAAATTCAAAATTCAAAACATTAGAATTGAAATAACCCCTCCAGACCAAATTCTTACTTCAAAAGGGGAAAAACCTAGTGGTAAAATGATAGCACCTGGAGCTGATCAAAGATTTTAAAAATGAAACATTTAGAAGAAACACCCTGGTTTATTTGTGATGAAGGAGATATAAACTACTGCGCTTATGTAGACACAGATAGTAACTATTTTCATGCTGAACCTATTTTAAAACATCTTTATCCTAATTTTGATAAAATGTCAGATGAAGAAAAAGATACAAAACTTGAAAAAGTAGCTCTTGAATATCAAGACATTATTACAAAATCTTATGATATACTAGCTAAAGAGTGTTTTAATGTATCTACCCATAGACTTGAAATGAAAACCGAATGTGTAATCAGATCAGCTTATTTTAGAAAAACTAGAAGATATGCTCAGTGGATTACAAAACAAGAAGGTGTAGTAAAAGAATCACTTGATATAAAAGGTCTTGAATTTAAAAAAGCTAATTTTCCTCCTGTATTAGGTGGATTTTTTAAAGAAATATTAATTGATGTTTTAAAAGGTTTTACTCAATCAGATGTAGATCAAAAAGTTAAAGATTTTAAAAAACAAATACTAAATGGAGAAATACCTTTAGTTAAACTAGGTAACCCAACAGGAGTAAAAACATTAAATAAATATTTAGGACGCAAACCAAAAGCAGGTGAGATGTTTACTCAAATGTCTAAAGGTGCTCCTGTAAGTGCTAAAGCTGCTGCTGTGTATAATGATTTAATTAGATTTTGGAAATTAAACAACAAACATTCCTATATAGCACAAGGTGATAAAATTAAATATATCTATTTAAAACCAAACCCATACCAGGTAGAGGCATTAGGGTTTTTAGATTTTGATTTACCTCCTAAAATAGAGGAGTTTATGGAAACATACGCTGATAGACAAAAAATATTTGATGCTATATTGTTAAACAAACTAGAGGGCTTTTATGATGATTTAGGGTGGAATTTAAGTTTAAACCCATATAAAGACAAGTTCTTTAACTTTTCATAATATTTATAATAAAATATAAAAAAATGAAAAAATTAGTTAAATACTTTATAGTTCCCCTTACAATACTTATTGTAATAATGGGAATAATACACCTTGTAGGAAACCAAGAACAACATAATAAAGAAACCCAGGTAGAAAAAGTATTACAAATACATAAAGGTAAATTTGCTTTTTGTGGTGCTTCGGGTGCTATACCTACAGGTAAAAAAATTATAGTGCAAGGTAGAGTTTTTGATGAAGGTTGCGCTATTTGCCCAGTTTTAGAAGGTCCTTCAATTGCTAATTTAGCAATGTGGGGTGATAAAGGAACTTGGGGTAAATTTAATGTAAAAGAAAATCCTCAAACCCCAGATGGCACAGAAAATACTGTGTGGTCATTCTTTTGGTTTTTTGATTCTACTGATGTGGTACCACAATTTAACCCAGAAACAAAAGAATGGGAATGGATGCATCCTAAAAATAGAAAATTTAAAATTGATTTTAGTGCTAGTAGTACAAGTATGAGTAATATGTTTGCTATGCCAGGTGTCATATTTGATACTACAGAAACAGGTATTATATTAGCTAAGTGTTATGGACCTCTTAACGAAGCGGCTGTACCATTAAGAAAAGCATTAAGGGTAAGAAAAGGATGGACATCAGTTACTGCAGCAAAAGAAGGTGCACCTTATCCAGTTGGAACTCCTATACCCCAAATGAATATAGAATAAGTTCTTTAATTTTAATTAGGTTATTTTAAAAAAAGTTATTATATTTAAATATGGTTAATAAATTAGTTTTACAAAGTATTATCAACAAGTATCACCTTGGCGAAATACCTTCCGTTAAATGGAAAATAGAAGATAAAGTCATGACAATAGACTTTATGACCCTAAACAAAGATGTTATAGGAAACATCACTCACACAGATATTGATTTAGAAGATAGTACATTAGTTGTTTTTGACACTAAACGGTTGCTTAACCTAATAAATATTACCTCAGGTGATCTATTGATTACACTAGAGAAGACAAAAGCAGTCTATACTAAAATGCATATTGCAGATAGTGATTTTAATTTGTCATATGCTTTATCTGATCCTTTGTTAGTTGGAAAAGTAGGTACAGTAGATGAACCTGAGTGGGATATGATTTTACCTCTTGAAAAAGAACAAGTAGATAATTTAGTTAAAGCAAAGTCTGCCCTAACAGGTATAGGAAACATGACTTTATCTCCTGATAAGGATTTAGATGGAGATGATATATGTGTAGTTACTTTTGGGGATGAACAAGGGCACAATAATAAAATTACTTATAATTTAACAGGTCAAATAAAACCAGATAATGTAAGTATCCCTTTTAATTCAGATATGTTTAAAACTATTTTAAATGTAAACAAAGATTTAGAAACAGGAACTTTATACTTAAGCTATAAGGGATTAATGAAATTAGAATTTACAACAGAAAATACTACAAGTACTTATAATATGATTCGTAAAGAAGAAAGTGCTTTTTAATATTTATATAAAAATTTGGAAACCCAAATAAGTTTTAATACATTATAGTTATAGAAAATTTTTTAATACAGTTATGACAAAAACCCAAAATCGAGGACGTCCCTCTAAAGACACAAACACTTCTAATTATTATATAATTAAAGATCCTTTAATGGAGCCCTTTTACATTTCTAAAGATGCTACTAATTTTACAGTTATGGAAAAGACTATCTCAACAAGAGGATTTGCAGGTAAAAAAACAAAAAGTAAAGAAGTAGAAAGAGTAGTAGGTTATTATTCAAGTTTTAAAAATGCCTTAAGTAAAATAGCTAAAGAAAAATTTCATGATAACCCTGGTGAATATAACTCTGTAAAAGAATATATTAATTCTTGGAATGAAGTAAAAATAGGATTAGAAACAATATTAAATAAAATAGAATTATGAAACTAGAAGCATTATTTGACGCTGTTATAGTAAAACCTGTGGAGGAAGAAGAAACAATGTATGGCTCTATTGTAGTACCCGATGCAGGTAAAGACCGAAATGAAAAAGGTGTTGTTGTAGCTGTTGGACCTGGTAAACCAACCGCAACAGGACATTTTATAAACACAATAATAAAAGAAGGAGATTTAGTAATTCTCCCTACAATGGGGTTTTCTAAATTAGAACACAACGGGGAAGAATATTTTATAGGTCCCGAAAACCAAATTTTAGCAAGATTATCTTCAGATGAAGAAAAACATGATTTACCCTTTTAAAAATAAAAACAATGAGTAATAGTATTGAATTTGGAGCAGAAGCTCGTAAAAAACTAGTTAAAGGAATTGACACAGTAGCTAATTCTGTAATAACAACTTTAGGTCCTAATGGTAGAAATGTTGTTTATGTAGATAATGGAGTTGTATGTTCAACCAAAGATGGTGTATCTGTAGCTAGACAAATAAAAAAATTAGAAGACCCAATTGAAGATTTAGGTGCTCAATTACTTAAACAAGCAGCAATTAAAACAGCTGACCATGCAGGTGATGGTACAACAACTTCCACTTTGTTAGCTCGTGAATTAGTAAAAGGTGGTTTAAATCGTTTAAATGATGGAGCAAATGCTGTTGAAATTAAGCGTGGTATTGATGTTGGTGTAAAACAAGTACTTGAAGCACTTAAAAAATCATCTGAAAAAATCGCTTCCGAAGAACAACTACAACAAATTGCCACTATATCAGCTAATAATGATGTTGAAATAGGTAAATTAATATCTAGAGCAATGGAAAAAGTTGGTAGAGAAGGAGTAGTTTATATTGAAGAATCTAAAACAGATGAAACATATCTTGAAGTAGTTGAAGGTTGTCAATTTGATAGAGGTTATAAATCACCTTATTTTGTTACAAATAATAACACAATGTCAACTTTACTTAAAGATACTTATGTTTTAATAGCAAATCATAGATTTACAAAAGTAAAAGAATTACTTCCTATATTAGAAGGTGTATCACAAAAAGGAAAATCACTTTTAATTATAGCTGAAGATATTGATGGTGAAGCACTTGCTACATTAATTGTAAATAAAATGAGAGGTACACTTAAAGTAGCAGCTGTTAAAGCTCCTGATTTTGGAGAGCGTAGAAAACTTATTTTAGATGATATAGCTGTTTTAACTGGTGGAACAGTATTTGATAAAGATAAGGGTATGAAACTCGAAAAATTTAATTGGGAATGGTTTGGTGAAGCAAAAACAGTAACTGTAACTAAAGAAAAAACCACAATAGTAGATGGTCAAGGTACTGAAGAGGCAATAACTCAAAGAGCTGAAGAATTAGAAGAACAAATTCGTAAAGCAGAAACACCATTTGAAATGGAAAAATTACAAGAACGATTAGCTAAGTTTGTAGGTGGAGTTGCTTTAGTTCATGTAGGTGGAAGTACTGAAACTGAAATGAAAGAGAAAAAAGATAGAGTAGACGATGCTTTACACGCTACACAATGTGCCCTAGCAGATGGAATTGTCCCAGGCGGTGGAGTTGCTTTATTATATGCCCGCAAAAATATTAGTTCTGATATAGATGCATCAGATGATTTTAATTATGGTTTAAAAATTGTATATGATGCTTGTGGTAAACCGTTTGAATATATTTTAACAAATGCTGGATATTCTGAAGCGGATGCTAAAATGATTGAAATGGGTGATTTAAAAGGTAAAAAAGGTTTTACAGGATATAATTTAAAAACTCGTTCTGTAGTAAATATGAAAGAAGCAGGTATACTTGATCCACATAAAGTAACTAAAAATGCTCTTTTAAATGCTGCTTCAATTGCAGGTACAATTCTACTTACAGAATGTACAATTGTAGATAATCCTAAAGATGAAAAAGAATCACAACCAATGATGGATCCTTCAATGATGATGTAATGCAGACAGAAAAAGTAGAGTATAATGAACTTATCGCAACACGAGTACCCCCTGGAGATCAGTGGGTACTTGTAGGAGATAAAAATAAAATTATTCATAAAACAATAACCGATGCTTTAGAGGCATGGTTTGATAAAAATCAAGAACAAGTTGAATTTCGTTTAGCACCTCTAGATAGTAAACTCTATGTTATAAGAAGTGAGGAAAAAGAAATCACTCCTGAGCCAACTAAAAGGTATAATATTTACGGGGACCCTATGTAATGGGTCCCTTTTTTTGAATATTTATAATAAAATAAATGAAATTTATAGACATTTTAAGAGAAGAAGAAGAAGAAGGTGTAGGATCTGCAAGAGCTAAATATGATGTTGCAATCCAATCTGATGATGTTGATAATGTAATTAAGGCTTTAAGCAATATAAAAAACTATGGTGTTTACGCTCAAAGTTTACGTGACCCTAAAGCTATAGAAAGAGTATTTGGCCCAAGAAATCCTAATCAAAGATATGGAGCAGCAGAAAAGGAATGGAATACTATAAGCCCCATTAGAAAACAAGCCAAAATTGAAGATGTCATTGATCGCAATCCAGAATGGGAAAATATTAAAAAAGAATTAGAAGTAGATTCAAATAAAGAAGCAGTTGATAAATTATCATCTATAAAAGATTTTCAAGAATTAGTAGCTACTGGTATATTTAGTATAAAAAAAAAGGGTAAAATGAATCAAATTGATTATTATTATCCTCTTAAAACTCCTGATAATATAAAGAAATATGGTGGGGTATTAGAAAAAGATGTTCATTTTTATGTAAAAGATAATAAAGTAATTTTTCCTTTTGATAAAAGTCCTTATACCTCAAAACCTTATTTGCAAAAAGTTTTAAATACTATAATGGATACTGCGGGTATTGAACATAAATTAGTTGATGTTGAGAGAATAGATGATACAAGTGATGAAGAAGCCAAAGTAGTAGAAAAACCTAAAAAAGAAGTAGTTCCTCCTTTATCCTATACAGCTGATACAAGAGATAAAGCTGAAAAAGCAAGAACTGCATTTCAAAAAGAAATTGGAGAAGTCCCAACAGCAAAATACGAAATTGAAACAATTGAAACACCTAATGGAAGAAAGTATAAACTCGTAGTAACAGGAATATCAGCTGATCAACGTGCAAAACTATTTACAAGGAAAACATCATTAAAAGAAAATTTTGATTTTGAAAGATACCAAATGCTAAGACGAGCAGGAATAATAAAATAAAATGACAAAAGAACAATTACGTATGCAAATGTTGGCTGGTATTATCACTGAAAGTAAATACAGACAACTTTTAGAGGATATGGAAGTTGTAAATCGCATATTAGACAAAATATCGGCCCAAGGTAAAGATTCACTTACTCCGGAAGAACAGGAATATTTAGACAGTTACTCAACAGGAAAAAACAATCTTAATAACCCATTCCCATTATCTGATAATGAAGTAGAAGAATTATACACCAAACATCCAGAACTTGAATATTCTAATTTTGAAGGGAGAGAATTTGAAGGATATGATGATGATGAGGAATATATAGAAGTATATAAAATAAATGTTGATGGAAAAGAATATAAGGTTAAAGCTAATACTACAACTGGAGAAGAAAAATGGTACGTTATTTAAAATAGAATTTGCTTTATTAAAAGGTTTTTAGTATATTAAAGTTATGAAAGAAAATACATTATATGTAGAACGTTTTCGTCCTATTGAACTTCAACATTATGTTGGAAATGAAAATGTAAAAGAAACAATCCAAAAATACCTTAACCAAGGTGATATTCAAAACTTTATATTTTATGGACCTGCAGGTACAGGTAAAACCACACTAGCTAAAATTATAGTTAAAAATCTAGATTGTGACTACCTTTACATCAACGCAAGTGATGAAAATGGAATTGATACAATTAGAGAAAAAGTAAAGGGATTTGCTAGTGCTGCCTCTTGGAAAGGAATCAAAGTAGTAATCCTAGATGAAGCAGATTTTATCACAATACAAGGACAAGCAGCCCTTAGAAATGTAATTGAAACATTTTCTCGCTCAACACGTTTTATTTTAACCTGCAACTTTATAGAGAGAATAATTGATCCTTTACAATCCAGATGCCAAGTACTTAAAATTGTACCACCTACAAAACAGGATGTGTATAATCATTTAACTTGGATTTTAGCTGATCAATTAAATATATCTTATACACCTGAAGATTTAAAAACATTAATTATAAAGTATTATCCTGATATGCGTAAAATGTTAAACGTTTTACAAATGTCTATAAAAGATGATAATGTTGTATTAGATGAAACTATTTTAGCTTCAAATAATTATACAAAAGAAGTATTAAAAGAACTCACCCAAACAAAAAATTGGGTAAAAATGAGACAAATTATAGCAGATAGTGGTGTAAAAGATTTTGAAGAATTATACCGTTTATTATTTAAGCATGTTTCAATTTATGCTAAAAATAAAGAAGGAGCTATATCAATAATTTTAAATGAACATCTTTATCAAGCAAATTTCCGTATTGATAAAGAAATTAATATAATGTCGGCGTTAGCCAAAATAATAGAAACAATTAAATAAATAAATATGCAAAACACAGGACCACAAATGCCAAACATTGACCTAAAAAACACTACAGTAGTAGAAGGGTTTAATGGTGGTAAATTATTTGGACAAGCAGTAGTAATTCGTAAAGTATCTAAATTTGTAACAGGAACAGATGAAGATATGCTTATGCCTATTCCTATATTTTATGATTTAGAATCTAAAAAAATTCTTCTTGATTCTATCCCACCTGAAATTAGAGACGAATATAAAGATATTTCAATTGGATAAAAAACAGATAAAAAATGTGTGGGGGTGGTTAAATGAAATCACTCTTTATAAAACTCCTACTGAACATTTTACTGATGAATCATGGGATTGTTTTAATTCTTATATGATTCATCGTTTTATGTCTATGAACATAGATTATATTGAGTTAGCAAATTATGCTCAAACTATACCTTATGATAATAAAAAACAAACATATAACATTTATAAAGAAATGATTCCAAAAAAGAAAGTTTTTTTAAAATATATAAAATCAAAAAATAAAACTTTTCAACCCCAACTTGTAGAATATATAAGCGATTACTTCTTTTGTGGAAAATCTACAGCTATTGAATATTTAGAAGTTTTAAACAAAAAAGAAATTTTAAATATACTTGAAAAAATAGGTATAGAAGAGAAAGAATCTAAAAAATTATTAAAATGATATCAAATCAAGAAGATAAACATTTACGAGCTATTCATAAAACAGATTCAATAGTTGATTCAATTATTGATCAATTTGTTGAAAGAGCTAGAATGGGTAAAACAAAATATGGTACGGATTTAGATAGAAATGATTTAGATATTTTAGAGTGGATTGAGCATGCTAAACAAGAACATATGGATGCTATACTTTATTTAGAAAAAATTAAACAAGTAATAAAAAACTAATATTTATAACAAAATATTGAAATGAACAACGAATTCAAACGAATGCAAAAATTAGCAGGAGTGTCTGTTAAAGAAGAAAAAGAATCCTTAAACGAACATTACGTAGCTGGTGGGATTGTAGGAATTGGAGCACTTAATGGTGGTGTACCTAGAAAAAAATCTGACTATGAAATGGCCTTTGAACATTTTATAGGTGAAGGGTATCACACTGAAAAAGTAGATGAAGCTGAAACAGCTAAAGGATTACTTCAAATGTTTAAAGAAAAAGATTTATTAAATGATAGACGTGAATATGATATAGAAGATTTAATGTCTGCATATCCTGGTCTCTCTAAAGAAGAAGCAAAAAAATTAGAGCAAATGTTGCAAAACTTAGATGAAGCTGAAGAGGAAATAGAAGAAGCTAAAGATATTACTAAAATGTCTGTTGAAGAATTTATGGAAGAAATGCTTGGTCCTGACTATAGAAAAAAACCTCAAGAAAAACAAGACATGGTTTCTAAAGTGTATAATGAACTAAAAAGAGTTAATTCTTTAAAAGAAGATGAAAGTGGAGAAGATTCATCTAAATCGTCTGCTTCCACTTTAGGAAAAGATTTAAGAAATTTAGGAAGTTCATTAAATACTAAAGGTATACAAGGAAAAGAAGCTGATAATTTTATAAAATTTATCAAAAAAGCCCTAGAATCTATCCAAACAAACAATCTAAATTCTGACACAATTTGGAACCAATTATCAGCTAAATTAGATACTTTAGCAGGTGAAAAATCTGAATTAAAAGAAAATGAAGATGATATGCCTGAAGCTCCATCTCATGAAGAAACAGATGCTAATCAAGTATATGAAGAAAAAATAAATGAAAATTATAATCCTAACAGAATGCTTGAGTTAATAGAAATGTATGTTGATAATTATTTTGATGAAGGTATGAGTGCTGAAGCAGCTATTAAAAAAATAGATCAATTACTTCAAGGTAATCTAGATGGTTATGATGAAGCATTTATGGCTGGTAAAGAAGACCAATATTAAATAATATGAATTCTGACACAATTTGGAACCAATTATCAGCTAAATTAGATACTTTAGCAGGTGAAAAATCTGAATAAAATGAAAAACCCAAAAGATATAGTTAAATTAGATGTTCCTTTACTTATTCGTCTACTTGAATATGCTAGAGAAGATGCTCAATCAGATGAAGAACTTCATAGAATAGCAAATAATATAATTGATTTAAGTAGTATCGGAATCACTTTAGGAATGGTAGATTATGAAACTATAATGGGTGGTGAAGAGCAATTAGCTGAAAGAAAAATGTTAATGGTGAGAGCCGGAATAATAAAATAAAATGACAAAAGAACAATTACGTATGCAAATGTTGGCTGGTATTATTACAGAGAGCCAATACAAATTTATGTTAAATGAAGATATGAATTCTCCAATTTATGAACTCATTAATGATATGCATGATGAGATTTTTCAAAACACTGGGGTGGATGGAAAAATAAAACCATATAGATCAACCCCTTTTATACCAGCAGCAGACGATAATGATTTTACTGTTATCCTTTATACAAAAGGAGATCAACAAATAGCTGTAGGATGTGATTTTGACTATGGTGTATCACCAGAGGGAAATGAACAAAGTGTATGGAATGTAGATGTTAATGAGAATGTTGATTATGATTTTGGTGAAGATTTAAGCTTTGATGAAACAGTAAATGCTGTTACAAAGTGGTTAAAATCATAATTTTTTAAATAATCTTATTAGAAAAGCTTGCCTACCGGCAGGCTTTTTTTTATCTTAAGTTAATGGCAAAAAAGAAACCCTCTATTTTAAAAGAGATTAGAGAGAAACAGTTACCTGAAATAAACTTTGCTTATCAAAAAGCAATTTCTTATTCTCAATTATCTATGTTTAACGAATGCCCTAAAAAATGGTCATTACAATATAGAGAGGGTCATAAACAATTTACCTCAAACATCCATACTGTGTTTGGAACTGCTCTACATGAAGTTTTACAACATTATCTTACAGTAATGTATGATAAAAGTTTTATTGAAGCAGATCGAATTAATACTTCTGAGATGTTAGAGGAAAAACTTAGAGAAGAATACAAAACCCAATACAAAGCAAATAACAACCAACACTTTTCATCCCCAGAAGAATTAAGAGAGTTTTATGAAGATGGAGTTGAAATAATTAGAGAATTTTCTAAACAAAAGAAAAAATATTTTTCTAAACGAGGTTGGCATTTAGTTGGATGTGAAGTACCTATTAAAGTAACCCCTCATACTTATAAACCTAACTTATTATTACAAGGATTTTTAGATGTTGTTTTATATCATGAACCAACTCAAACATTTAAAATAATAGACATTAAAACTAGCAAATCTGGTTGGAATAAAACAATGAAATCAGATGAAAATAAACAATTGCAACTTGTATTATATAAAAAGTATTTTGCAGAACTATACAATGTGCCTGTAGAAAAAATAGAGATAGAATTTTTTATAGTAAAACGCAAACTATATGAGAGTGAAGAATTTATAATTAGAAGAATCCAAACATATACTCCTCCTTCAGGTAAGGTAAAAATAAATAGAATAACAAAATCACTTAATGAATTTATTGAAAAAGCATTTAATCATGAAGGATATAAAGATGTAGACCATCAACCAACTCCACATAAAAATTGTGGATGGTGCCCTTTTTACAAAACTCATTTATGTTCTGCGACCTTTTAATATTTGCATATATGTATATCATATAATATTAAAATTAAAGTATATGTCAAAAGATCAACAATTAACAAGTGTAAAAATTGATAAAAATTTATTTGAACAGTTTAAAGTAGAATGTATTAAAAGAAAGTTTTCTTTTCAAAAATTATCTGAAAGAGCTATTCATTTATATCTAACAGAAGAAAATTTTAGAAAACAAGTTCATGGTCATACTGATTTAAACTTGGAAGACTAAAATTAAAATTTTATATTTAAAAAACAATAAAGTTATATGAAAGAAAAAACAGGTTATCTCCCCCAAAATAAGAGAAAAAAAATCCTTTTAATTTGCGATGACATTAGAGTACACTCAGGAGTAGCAACCATTGCTCGTGAAATGGTAATTAATACTTGTCATCATTATAATTGGGTTAATATAGCAGGAGCTATTAAACATCCTGAAAAAGGTAAACGATTTGATTTATCTGCTGATACAAACCAAAATGCTGGGATTAAAGATGCTTCAGTGTTTGTATACCCCACAGATGGATATGGTGATGCCAATTTAGTTAGACAGTTAATAGCAATGGAAAGACCTGATACTTTAATGATTATAACTGACCCAAGGTATTTTGAGTGGTTATTTGCTATTGAAAATGAAATTAGAAAAGAAATTCCAATTATTTATTTAAATATTTGGGATGATTATCCTGCTCCTCTTTATAATAAATCATTTTATGAATCATGTGATGCACTTTTAGCTATTTCAAAACAAACAAAACTTATAAATGAGCTTGTTTTAGATGATAAAGCTAAAAATAAAATAATTGAGTATGTCCCACATGGTTTAAACCATAATATCTATTATCCTTTAGAAAAAGAAAATGAATTAAAAGAATATGAACAATTTAAATCTCATATTTTTAACGATGAAGAAAAAGATTTTGTATTATTCTTTAACTCTAGAAATATTAGAAGAAAACAAATCCCAGATACAATGCTTGCTTTTAAATATTTTTTAGACCAATTACCTAAAGAAAAAGCAGACAAGTGTTGTTTTATTTTACATACGGAAGTTATAAGTGAACATGGAACTAACTTAGAAGAAGTAAGAAAGATATTATTTAAAGATTACCCTAAAGCTATATTATTCTCTCAAAATAAATTAGGTAATAAAGAATTAAATTATTTTTATAATATAGCAGATGCACAGATTTTGTTAACTTCAAATGAAGGTTGGGGATTAACACTAACTGAAGCAATATTAGCAGGTACTCCAATTATAGCTAATGTAACTGGTGGAATGCAGGACCAAATGGGATTTGAAGATGAAGATGGGAATTGGTATGAACCAACTCCTGAAATACCTTCAAATCATACAGGCCGATATCAAAAACACGGAAACTGGGCATTCCCAGTATTTCCTACAAGTCGGTCTTTACAAGGTTCTCCTAAAACTCCTTACATTTGGGATGATAGATGTCAACCTGAAGATGCTACTAAACAAATTATGAAATTGTATAAGATGAGTAGAGAAGAAAGAAAACGTTTAGGTAAAGAAGGAAGAGAATGGGCTGTAAATAAAGCAGGGCTTACAAGTGAAGTCATGGCAGAACGTGCAATTAACGCGATAGATAAATTATTTAACACGTGGACTCCACGCGAAAAATATGAATTAATCAATATTAATGAATTAAAAGAAAATACAATTAATCACGAATTATTATACTAAAATGAACAAACCAGTTTTTTTAATAAGTTGCCCAATTGACACCTATTCAGGATATGGAGCTAGAAGTAGAGATATAGTTAAAGCAATTATTGAGTTAGATAAATATGATGTAAAAATCTTACCTCAAAGATGGGGAAACACTCCTTTCGGTTTTATTAAAAATAATCCTGAATGGGGCTTTTTAAACCAACATATTCTTAATAACCCACAACTACCAGCACAGCCAGAAATTTGGATGCAAATTACAGTACCTAATGAATTTCAACCTATTGGAAAATATAATATAGGATGTACAGCAGGGATTGAAACCACAGTTGCACCTGCTGAATGGGTTGAGGGTTGTAATAGAATGAATCTAATTTTAGGTTCTTCTGAACATACTATAAAGGTTCTAAAGGATAGTAAATTTGAAAAACGTGATCAAAGAACAAATCAACCTATAGGGCAAACAGAATTTCAAACTGATTCTGAAGTTATATTTGAAGGAGCAAACATAGATGTTTATAAACCTATAACATCTAAATTTGACTTATCAGATATAAAAGAATCATTCGCTTACTTATTTGTAGGTCATTGGATGCAAGGAGATTTAGGTGAAGATAGAAAAAATGTAGGATTACTAGTAAAAGCATTTTTTGAAACTTTTAAAAATAAATCTCAAAAACCTGCTTTAATTTTAAAAACATCACAAGTAGGATCTTCTTATATGGATAGAAATGCCATAATTGAAAAAATAAAAGCAATTAGAGCTACTTGTAAAGCTAAAAATTTACCAAATATTTATTTACTTCATGGTGAATTTACAGATATTGAAATGAATGAAATTTATAATCATTCAAAAGTTAAAGCAATGGTTAATTTAACTAAAGGTGAAGGATTTGGTAGACCATTACTTGAATTTTCTTTAACTAATAAACCTGTTTTAACTACAAATTGGAGTGGTCATATAGATTATTTAGATCCTGAATTTACTACATTAATGAATGGTACCTTAAAAGAAGTGCACCCATCAGCTGCTAACAATATGTTATTAAAAGAATCACAGTGGTTTAATGTTGATACAGGACAAGTAGGACATTATTTAAAAGATATTTTTACAAATTATAAAAAGTATAAAGATTTAGCTAAAAGACAAGGTTATCAAAGTAGAACAAAGTTTTCATTTGAAGCAATGAAAGAAAAACTAAATAAAACTTTTACAGATAAAATACCTGAATTTCCTAAAGAGATTAAATTGAATCTCCCTAAACTTAAAAAAGTAGGAGAAAATAAAATGGAACTCCCTAAACTACAATTACCAAACTTAAAAAGACAGAAGCATGACACATGAAGAAATAATTGATTGTCCCAAATCAGGAGGGGATCTATGTTATAAAGTTCAAGTAACACCTGATATAACAAATTTTATGAGTTTAAGTTGTGGTTATTGGACAAATAGTTTAATGAAAGAAGGAGAAGAATTTTATGAGTATCAAATGTCTACATTACCTGAATTGTATATTGATTTAGCTTGGAAAGATCCTAAAACTGGACTTACTTGGATTCCAAATACAATTAATGAACCTGGTGTAGGAATGATTTTTGCTAATGGAACAAGTAAAAAAAATTGGGGATGGGCAGCAGTGAAATCAATTGAAGTTCCTGAAGAAGATAAAGAAAAATATCCTATACCTGGGAAAGAAGGTGAGTATATGAAATATAGAATGGATATGGATAATATGAGAGTATTCCCTGAAAGAGAATATATAGATGCTTTATCTCATGTTGGGATTATCCCAGAGTAATTTGGATTATTAAAATTAAAGTTATGACAGAAAAAGAAATTCAATTGTTAGGTTTTGAAGTGAATCACGATGATGGTGGACCAACGTGGGATAAATACTATTACTATTCATACTATATAGGTGGATTATATTTACAATCTAACGCATCAGATGAAGTAACACCACATAGTTGCAACTCAGAATGGTATGTTGAATTTCTAGGGTCTGCAATACGTTTTACGGAATTTGGAGAAGTTCAGGCTCTAATCAATCTTTTGGAAAGCAGAAAAAGAAAATGAGAATAAGTTACGCTATACCAGTTT